CCTGCGGTGCAGGAAAAGCAAGAGGAACTCAATCGATTCATCCAATCCGGCGTAATGGTACGAGATGCGCGTTTAGACGCACAAGCTACCGTTGGCGGTAATATTGGCGAAATGCCTTATGGTAAACCGCTAGGAACCGCAGAGCCTAACTATTCAAGCGATGTTGCAGCGACAACTTCAACGCCTCTGAATACGACTAGCTCTAGCATGAAATGGCGTTTAGCAGCTCAGAACCAATCATGGTCAACCATGGATCTAGCGCGTGAATTAGCACTAGAAGATCCAGTTGGTTGGATCACAGGTCGGATCGCTCAATATTGGGCAACCAATAACGAGAAGCGCTTAATTCAATCTGCTATGGGCGTACTTGCCGATAACGTAGCAGCGGATTCGGGTGATATGGTTATTAACATTGCAACTGATGCGGTAGGCGCTCCGGCTCCGGCTGAAACCATTAGCGGCGATGCGGTTATTGATACGCTCGGAACTTTAGGTGATTCAGACGGTGCAATTGCCGTTATCGCGGTTCACTCAGTGGTTAGAGATAGCTTAAGAAAGCAAGACTTGATCACTTTCATTAGAAACAGTCAAGGCGTATTAGTTGGTGAGGCCTACCTAGGTAAAACGCTTATCGTTGATGACTCGCTCCCTGCTGTAGCAGGCGCTAATCGGGTTACTTACACGTCCATCTTATTTGGATTAGGCGCGTTCGGTAATGGTGAGGGTGTTGTTAATGTACCCAGCGAATCAATCCGAGTACCTGGTGCTGGTAATGGCGGAGGCGAAGAAGTATTACATTCAAGACGCTCTGATATTATTCAGCCAACGGGAATGGATTTCTTATCTGGATCAGTTGCTGGGCAATCTGCCACACAAGCAGAACTGGCTCTAGCGGCTAACTGGAATAGAGAGTTTGCTCGAAAACAGATCCCGTTAGCATTTTTACAAACTAACGCGTAATCAATAGCGGCGGTTAATCCCGCCGCTTATCTGGAGTTACTAATGAAAGCAGAAAATAATAGCGCTGGTGTACCAATGGGCGTACAGCTAACGCACGAGCAGATCCACGCAATGAGAAACAAAAAGCCAGCAAAAAAGACCGATAAGAAAGATAAATAATGTTAACAATTGAGGACGGTACAATCATTGCCGGAGCTAATAGCTTTACAACTGATGTTGAATTATTGGCTTATGCGGCGGCGCGAGGTGTAACACTGCCAGCGACAGAGGTTGATCGTGATATTTTGCAAATTAAGTCAATCGATTATTTGTTCAGTAAAGAATTATCCATGGCTGGATGTAGAATTAACTCGACTCAAACACTACCATACCCAAGATTTGGCGTAGTGCTAAATGGGTTTCAGGTAGCTATCGATTCAATTCCTCAAAACTTAAAAAATGCACAGATGGAAGCGGCAATACAAGCAGTATCATCACCGCTTTTAACCAACGCAACGATTAACAATGTACAACGTGAGAAATTAGACACGCTAGAAATAGAATATTTTGATGGTGGAAAATGGACTAACAACCAATTTGATGCGATCAATGCTTATCTAAGGCCGTTGCTAAAGCGAACCAACACACTGGCTAGGGTTTAATGGCTATCGAATTTAAATCAATAGCGGATAGCATGATAACAGATACGTTTGGATCGTTAGCTAGACCATTAACTATGAGGGTTGCCGATCCACCGATATTGGGTAGCAGGCAGACTTATACATCTGAAACTGGTACAGGAATAGCGCCATCAACAATATCTAATAAATTTGAGAATTCCGCAATTGATAGCAGTGAATTTGTAGTGATAACCAATGTAAACCAATGGACTATTGATCCAAATGTGGCAGATGTGGAAATTAATTTTGATGCTAACCCGATGATCTTGATCTCAGTCAAGAAAGACGCGGATGATGCGGCATATTTTCTAACGGTGCGCGCAAAGTGAATAATGACTTATCAATTTCAGTTGAAATGGAATCAGAGATTAATAAAGTGACTAGGGCTACTGGCTTAAACGTATTAAGAGCAATGGTTTTACCAACACCGGTTGATACAGGCAGAGCTAGAGGTAATTGGCAAGCGTCACTAGTAACACCGATTGAAACGATTACAAATACGTCGGATAAATCTGGTGGAAGCACAATTAATAAGGGGGCGGTGGTTATCAGCACAGCTAAGAGCACTAGATACCCTATTATTTGGATATCTAATAATTTACCCTATATAGAATCGTTAAACAGCGGCTCAAGCACGCAAGCGCCTGCTAAATTTATAGAGACAGGCATAAAAAGAGTGGTGAATAGCAATGGTTAAAAAAGCGAAACAAGATCAAGATTTTGAAGGCGGATTAATATTACTTGCTGAATTGATTAATCATTACAGACGCAAATTACCTAAAGAAATGATTAAAGAGCTAGAAGAGCTAGAAGAGCTAGAAAATGACAGCAAACCCGAGTGTTAGAAACGCTCATTTTGAGTTGATCGACAGGCTTTTATCATGTTTGCCGACGGGATATAAAGAGTCATCGGTAAAATTGCCGAATAGACCTTTTCCTGACAAGCCAAAGAATGATAAATGGCTCAGAGCAACACCGATAATGCAGGACACTAACAATGTCCAAGCAGGTGCAGGATGGGAGAGAACGGATTTCTTATTTGTGGTTGACGTGTTTTATCCGCTTGGTGAGGACACATTAGAGCAATTAGACGATGCTGAAAAGATAGCGTCATCATTTAAAAACAAGCGCTTCAACGGGATCAATACCCATGAGGCATTAATATCAACACAGCCTGAAGATGGTAACTATTATCATGTGCAGGTTGAGGTTGATGGATATATCGAAGGCATACCAATTTAAGAGGGTTTTATCATGGTTAGGTTAGTTTCTGGAAATGATTTTAGCGTCCATTTATCAAAGCAAACAGTACAAGGTGCTATTAACGTCACGCCTGCCTTTGATGAGTTTAGACGATCAGAGGGTAAAGCGCGGGTTAATACAACCTATGTCCAATCAGCGGAGGTTAAAACGAATCGTCAAGCGCGATCCAATGTGAGCGACGCGGTTAGTTATGCGGCTGAGTTATCGCATGAGATGACTGAGCAGAGCTTTAACCTGTTTCAAGATGCGATCCAAGGCACAGAAGTCGTTACATCCGTAACCGATACTGATATTTCATCATCAGCAACCGGTTTTGATGATCTCGCTGGCGATGGATTTACCGGCATGGCGATAGGTGATTATATTTTTGTATCAGGATTTGCCGATGCAACATTGAACCGGACTTATCGCATAACAACATTTGCGACCGGATCTATTGATACATCCCCAGCTCCAAGCGTTATAGAAGCCGCTGGTGCTACCGTTACGATAGAGACTCGAAAGACTACATCCGCGTCAACTATTCCGTATTACACTGTCCAAACAAGAGCAGTAGACACATCAAAAGCAGGTTCTATTGATTACCAAACTTTCGTCGATGGGCAATTTGATAGCTCAAGTTTTGAAGTAGGCGAAAGCGGTATTGTAACCGGCGCGTTTAATATGGTTGCTGAAAGCTTAGTCGATGGTACAGCAATTGTCTCTGGGCAAACTGATAACGCTAAAGATACATCCGAACCGCTCGATGCGATCAATGGCGTGGTTAAATTTTGGGTGGATGGATTAGATGCCGATCCTGTTTGCACTGTTAAATCGATGGGCTTTGAGTTTTCAAATAACTTACAAGAAGATCGAGCCGCTGGTTGTACCGGTGCTGAATATGCTAATGGCGATATCACGTTGTCTGGATCACTAAGCGCTCGGTTGAGAATTGACGATACCATGATCTGGAGAGACAGATACATCGCAGGCACTAAGATTGCATTAGCGCTTGAGATCGATCACGGCGCTGGAAAGCATACCGTTATTGAAGTGCCTCAAGCGGTTATTACTGAGCATGAGATACCAGATGGATCAAATGTAGTCGCTAATTCAAACATGAGTTATACGGCTGAGGAAGATCCACGCGGTACTACCATGATAATTTACAAAGATTGGTAAAATGCTCTCACTATTCGCCGAAGATACTAACAAGCATATAGAGGGAAGTCCGTGCTATGTAAACCAGATGACGTTTTATGTTAGGCGCTCTGGTACGAAAGAGAGTAGCGACTTTTTAAAGGATATTAGTTTAAAGCTATACGGAGCATTCCCAAAGCCAGGAGAGGCAGACGAGAGTAAAATAGTCGCGCATTGGCTGGCGGAATACGGCGTTACGGATTGGGAAAATGTTACTAACGATGAAGATGACAGCCCAATGGAATACAGCAAACCACTATGCAGACAGTTGTTTTTATCTAAAAAA